GGTGGCGGCGGTAACGGAAATAACTCTGGTACTGGAACATCGGGAACTGCTAACACGGGTGGCGGTGGCGGTGGAACCGCATCAGGTACTCAGGGCAGCGGCGGCAGCGGTGTTGTGATCGTGCGAGTGAGGACAGCGTAAATGGGTATTCAACGGTTATCGGAAGCGACGCTGAACGCTGGTGTTGATGTTCCTGCGGCGGGTCGTTTCGCTCAACTATCTGGCGGGACGTACACGACGTACTCCAGCGGTGATATTCAGTATGGTGTTCACACGTTTACGTCTAGTGGGACGATGACGGTTGCTTCGTCTGGTGTTGTGGATGTTCTCGTCATCGGTGGTGGTGGGCCGGGTGGAGAGATTGCTGGTTTTTCCGGCGGTGCTGGCGGTGGCGGCGGTGGCGGTTTCGTAGAGAAGTCATCGGTGTTCCTTGACAGCGGCTCTGTAACTGTCACGGTCGGGGCTGGTGGCGCACCTAACGCTTACCGTGGGAACGCATCTGGCCTTCACGATATTTGGGGTATTGGTGGTGGTTCTGGTGGCGGCTATCTGCCTGCTTGGACTAGCGGATATTACCGTGGGGCTGATGGTGGCTCCGGTGGCGGTGGCTCTGCTCGTGACGCTATCTCTCAGTACGAGGGTTTCTCGCTTTTAGGTCAAGGGAATGATGGTGGCGATGCACTAGGAAACGCCGATCTATCTACCTACGGTGGTGGAGGTGGCGGTGGGGCTGGAGCCGTAGGGCAAGACAGCCTAGGAACCGCTGGCGGTGGAGCCGGTGGTAACGGGCAGGCTTCAAGCATCACGGGATCAAGCGTTACTTACGCTGGTGGTGGCGGTGGCGGTGACCGTCAGACTGGCGACCCCGGTGCTGGTGGAACTGGCGGTGGCGGCGCGGGAGGAACTGAGAACGCGACAGCGACTAGCGGTACTGCCAATCTTGGTGGTGGGGGCGGTGGAGCCTCTGGCACTAGCGGCGTAGGCGGCTCCGGTGGTTCTGGTGTCGTGATTGTTCGCACGATCATCGGTGGCTCAGCAGCAGGATTCGTAGCGAGTGGTGGCACAGAAACAACGTATGTTGGTGATGGGTCTAATGGTGTTTCTGGTCAGTCGTACAAGGTTCACTCGTTTACTTCTTCTGGATCGTTGACGGTGAGTGCTGCTGGGTTCGTGGATGTTCTGGTTGTCGGTGGCGGCGGAGCAGGTGGTGGCGCGAGAGTAAATCACGGCGCGGCTGGCGGTGGTGCGGGTGGTATGTACGAGGCTTCTAGTTACCACCTTGCAGTCGGTTCTCACACAGTCACAGTTGGTGCTGGTGGCGCAAGCAACGGACAAGGCAACGGAACGGTCGGAGCGTCCTCACGCCTAGTAGATGTGTTCGGTATCGGCGGTGGTGCGGGAGTAAGTACCTACGAGAGAGGCATCGGTGGTGGTTCCGGTGGTGGCCTGTCTTGGAACAACGGAGGTTCTGTTGGTTTCGGTGTCCCCGGTCAAGGAAATGACGGAGGAAGTTGGGGAAGCGCGTCGTCCGTTGGCGGTGGCGGTGGTGGTGCTGGTGCAGTCGGTGCAACAGCGAGCAGCAACGGTCAAGGGGCGGACGGTGGCGCTGGTGCGGCCTCGTCCATAACAGGATCGTCAGTCACTTATGCGGGTGGCGGTGGTGGTTCTGGAAACGTCAGCGGCGGCTCTGGTGGTGCTGGTGGTGGCGGCAACGGTGTCACAGGTAGCGGAAACACCGGAGGCGCTGGCACAGCCAATACAGGCGGTGGCGGTGGAGCCGGAGGAACCGCCTCTTCTAACGGCGGTGCTGGCGGCAGCGGAATCATAATCATTCGGTACGCAATCTAAGGGAAGAGGAAAAATGTCACACTCAGAAAACGCTCACGCGGCTCGCGTTGAGAACGGGGTGGTTCGGGAAGTAATCGTGATCCCGTACTGCAACGATAACGACAGCGAGATAACGGCCTACTGCAACAGCATCGGCTTACCGGGTACTTGGATGGATACCTCGTACTTGGGTGCTCGTCGTGGTCGTTACGCAGGTATCGGCTTCACTTACGATGAGGCAGCGGATGAGTTCGTTGCTCCTGTCGTTGAGGCAGAAGAACCAGCCGAGTAAATGCACTGGAACCTTGACACTCCGGGTGCTTTACTCGCCGTCATCTCTATTTTTGGCCTACTGCTCTCGGGCTTGATCTGGATCATTGATGCGCGTATTGGCCGAATCAGGCGAGAGATGGTTCCCAACGGTGGAACGTCGATGCGTGACGTTCTTGATCGGATCGAGAAGCAGAACGAGAAGTTGGAAGAGCAATTTGATCGTCACATCGCTTGGCACTTAGAAAAAAATGATTAGGAGAAACCTGATGCAGAACACATGGAAAGACCTGATGGTCTTCATCAACGATCACCCGCTGGGTGTCGCCCTCAAGGTGTTTGCCGCCACTGGATTGACGTGGGTAATTGACAATGTTGGTGGCTTCGGTTGGCCTCCTGTGCTTGTCGTCGCCGTGCCTCCCGCGTTGGTTGTTCTCGTGGACTGGCTGAACAAGCAGAATAATCGTTTCGGTCGGCAAGATGGCTAAGTTGGTCAAGGGCGGTGTCGTCCTTCGTGACCAGATCAATGCTCGCTGGCCCGGTCGAGATAAGCGGAGCGATGGATGGATTGGGGATCGAGCGCACTCTAAGCGCAAGTCCGATCACAACCCTGACAAAAATGGTTGGGTTCACGCCATCGACATCGACGAGAACATGGGGAAGAAGGGCAAGTGGCGCAACGGTAGGGCGGCGAGGAAACTCGCCGACCAGTTGCGTGCCTATGCGGCATCCGGCTTGCCGGGTAGCAAGCGCGTCAAGTACGTCGTGTACGAGGGTCGGCTCGCCTCGGGCACTTACCGCAGTAAGTGGTGGAAGTGGCGTCCCGGTAACTGGGGCCACTACCAGCACATTCACATCTCGTTCACGGAGAGGGCGCAGAAGGATGAGCGCCTGTGGCCTTTGCCGATCCTGACGAAGGATCGGCGGTTGAAGAAGGCTTGGCGGAAGAGGCTGTATGGCTAGATTGCCTGACCGTCGCCCCGGATCAAAGAAGAAGAGACCGAAGAAAAAGAAGTTCAAGACCGCTGCCTGGACTCGAAAGGAAGGGCAGAACCCTGACGGTGGGCTGAACGAAAAAGGTCGTGCGTCTTTACGGGCAAAAGGTCAGGACATCAAGCCGCCTCAACCCGGGGGCGGCCCCCGTAAGCGTTCATTCTGTGCTCGCAGCCTCGGTCAGATGAAGAAGTTCCCGAAGGCTGCGAAGGATCCGAACTCTCGTTTGCGTAAGGCTCGACGGAAGTGGAAGTGCTAGGTGGCTGAGAATAAGGCGGTTGTCAATGACATTCCTTTTGCTATCGGTCAGGACATTATCGACCGGCTTGCCCGTTTCGACCGCAGCGGGTTTGCTGCGGACTACGCCATAGGTAATCAGCCATGGCTTTCTTCGGCATCAGATGCCACAAGGATTTCCCGAGTTACGACTCAGTACCAGAAAGAACGTGTCGATCAAGCGGCGGCTGCCGGTGAGAACACGCTGTCGAATTGGTGGCTACGCTCTTCTACCTCGTGGCATCGAGGTGAAGGTGCCGAGTTCTATGACGCGGACGAGGGCGACCTGTTCCGTTTCCGTGAGTCGGCGAACATAGATGTGTGGACGCAGGGGCAGATTAGCCTACTGAACTCCACGTCCGAGGTGGCTAGCCACGGTGGGTCTTACGCGCACACGTGCTCGTTGGGAACGTGGTTCATCAACGGCGGCAACGTGTACCTGTACCAGATTGCCACGAGTTCCGTTGTGCAAGTTACTTCTTTCTCTGGCACTGCTCAGGCTCTAACTACTGATGGTTGCAATGCACTGGTCGGTGCTGCTGATGGTATTTACGAAATCGACAGTTCGTTGTCCACCACGAAACTGTACAACCATGCAGGTACAGGTGCGTCGTGGACAGTTCAGGCCATTGGCTACGTCAAAGACCGCATCATTGTGGGTTGCGAGATCACAGACGCTTACCCCATGCGCGTGTTTGAGTTGGGCCGCAACCCGTCCTCACCACCGGCCAATATCCACCTTTCAACTGACTCCCGGTACGAGTACGCCTCAACCGAGTTGAGTTTTGTTGCTGTAACGGAGACTACGAGCGCAATCCTGGTGGCACTGAACATCGGCATCCAGGCTAAGGTTTTGTCATTCACGATTGACACGTCGAGTAGCGGTCTCGGTGCCATGCTTGAGCCGATCAACGTGGCGGAGTTCCCCGTCGGTGAAGTTCTCCGCAACCTCAAGTCTTACTTGAACTCGTACGTCATCGCTGCCACAAGCAAGGGTGTCCGTGTTGCCGAGGAATCTGCTGCGGGTACGGGTTTCGTCTACGGCCCTCTATCGGTAGAGGATGACATCTCAGATCTGACATTCGACGGCGAGTACGTGTACGCAACGCGCACCACGGAGCGCCTGGGTGCTAAGGGATTGTGGCGCATTGATCTTGGCCAGGAGGTCGGAGACTTCTACGCTTTCGCTGCTGATCTTTCGGTGGCTGATGGCACACCGCAGTCGGTTGCATTCGTGGGAACGACGGGTCTGGCTTTGATCTGCACAGCAGCAAAGGTCTACATCGAGTCGGCAACCGTGAAGGCCGAGGTCGGTACGCTCGATTCCGGCTTCGTGCGCTACGGCACGACAGAGTTCAAGCAGCCGGTGTCGTTCTCAATCCGTAGCGAAACTACGGCTGGTGTGCTCGGTGTCCAGGTCGCAGATCCTACGGGCGCAAACGCGAACTTTGAGTCTGTCCCGCTGGGTCGAGTGCTGAACATTCCGTTGTCGGCTGACTTGCTTCCCGAGACGGAGTTCGAGGTGAAGGTCACGCTGACACGGGACACTAGCGATACTTCGGTATCGCCGATCCTGCAAGAGTGGCAGTTGCGTGCGCTTCCCGCACCGCTGCGCTCGCGAACAATCACCTTGCCGTTACTGCTCTACTCAGAGGAGAAAGACTCGAACGGTGTTACTCGGGTGTCGAACCCCTGGTACCGGCTTCAGGCTTTGGAGAAGTTGGAGCAGACGGGTGGGGCGTGCCTGTTGCAGGACTTCTCGACGGGTGACGAGCGCATCTGCGTGGTTCGGGCTGTACAGTTCGAGCAGTCAGCGCCTCCGTCGTTCGTTGATGGCTTCGGGGGCCTGGTCACTGTGCAACTACAAACCGTGGATGTGGAGATTACATAATGCAGATGTCGCTTGTGCCGCTAGTGATGCAGGGAGACTCAAGCGCACTAGTGGGGCGAGTGAGGCAGGTGTTGAATGTCCCTGGCGACAACCGATTGGACTACGGATTGTCAGAGATAATTCGGGGCATACAGCACAATCACGACATTCCACCCCACGGATGCTTGGACGAGAGAACCCTAGCAATTTTTGATATTACTCCGTACTAAAAAAGCGAGGCCACCTTCGGGTGGCCCCTTTTTTTATGCGCATATTCGGATACTGCCCCCCAAAAACCTCCTTATTAGTCGCTCGCCTACGGCTCGCTCCTTGCCGGAACCCTGAAAAAGAGAAATGCCCCCCTACCCCCCACGATTTCAAGATCGTAGCAGGTAGGAGAAACACCCTGTCCGGCTCGTGCCGTCGCCCGTCAAATGGAGTTTCTGCCCCACGCTCTCGCGCACGCGGAGCCTACCACAGGTGGGAGACACACCGGAACTCTTGGCGTTGTCACAGTTCGGTGCTACCGTTCGAGCGTGGTATTCGAGTGGGAACTGGACAAGTTCCGCCGCATCCGGCTTGAGGACGACATCGAGATTCTGATGGACTCAAGGGCGAGGTACGCGCTGGTGCTAGTGCCCTGGCACAAGTCGGAACAGCCAGAGGTTGACAAGGCGATGTGGCACGCGCAGGCGCAGGGGTTCGAGGTCATTGTCGAGATGGGAAACATCGTCGGCTACACCATCCCCGAAGTTGATAACGAAGATTGGGAATTTATCCTCATGGAGCCAGCAAGTGAATGAAGCACCGGCACACCGCTCGTACTCGCAGTTGAGCACGTTCATGCGATGTCAGCGACAGTATTACCTGGCGAAGATCGCCCAAGTTCCTGAGCAACCGGCTGTGTACCTGGCCGCAGGAACGGCTGTCCATGCCATGATCGAGCACGTGAATCGCGAGTTGGTGGGAGAGCCTGATGCCTGACCAACGTGGTATCCCGACACGGGTGTGCCTGTGCGGCAGCGACACCTTCAAGGTGCTGGTCAGGTTCGAGGATGGCTTGCCCGTGTGGTGGACACTCAATGGCTACTGCGCCGAGTGTGAGTCGCCGGTCACGCTTGCCTCGCCGGACGAGCAAGAGGACTTGCTGTGCTGACCGACATTTCTGAGAAGTGGTTGGAAGTATTCCAACGGGCCGTTGCCGACGTCGAGGCACGCAGTGATGTGCCAGCAGAGCAGTGGCGTGTGGCTGGTCGTCGCACCAAGGCAAACCCCGATGGGGAAACGCTGGACTTTTGGCAGTCGGAGGGTCTGCGCCAAGTCGAGGAATACCTGGAGTGGTATCAAAATTCTGGCTGGACGATTGCCACCCTGCCCGACGGCAAGCCTGGCATTGAGTGGGAAGCCGAAGTGTGGTTCGGTGGTACTCCGGTGCGCCTGGTTGTCGATTGCGTCTACACCAACGGCACAGACCTGATCGTCGTTGACTACAAGACGGGCCAGCGTGTGCCCTACGGGCAAGAACAGTTGGCGTTGTACGCCAGTTCGATTGAGAAAGCCTACGGCGTGCGCCCCAAGTGGGGTGCGTTCTACATGAGCCGGAAGGGTGAACTTTCTGATCTTGTCGATCTTGCACCGTGGGGGATTGACTACTTTGACTTCATGTTCGCCTCGATGAACGAGCAAATGGCAACAGGATTCTTCCCACCCCACGTCGGCGACCATTGCTCTTACTGCTCGTTCAAGGCATACTGCCCTGCCGTGGCTGGCCCCAAGTCAGCAGAGTTCCCGTTAGAAATATGGACAAAGGAGAGAAAGTGAGTGGCAGTACGGAATCCCCGTTTAGCCTGACCATCAAGGTCGGCCCGAACAATGATCTGCTGACTGGAAGAGCAGATACGAAGGAAGAAATGACTCAGCGCATTGCTGACCTCCGAGAACTCACGGCGGTGCTGCAAGGCTCCAGTCAGAAGAATGACACGCAGGCGGCAGTCGAGGCCCTCGCCGGGGCCGGAGTCGCCACGCAGGTCGTCGAGGAAGCGACCGCCATCGACACACAGGTGGACAGGTACGGAAATGAGTGGACATACGGGCACCCCGATGCACCTGACCTGCCCGATGGTCGCGGCAAGTACGCACGCAAGAAGGGCACAAACAAGGCAGGCCGCGTGTACGTCGGCTGGTTCGACCCAGTGAAGGGGCCGAAGCCTTTCCCGAAGGGTGCCGTTGAGGCAGAACCGATCTGGCCGCAGCGATAGCACGTGCGCTCTTTACTTCAGGTCATTCGTGGCTCGTCGTTGGCGGGTGAGGATCTTCCCGAGATCCTCCCCGCCTTGACGGCAAGCACAATCAGATTTCGCCGTGGACAACTCCATGTAGTTGCCGGTCAACCGGGTCGAGGCAAGACGCTGTTCGCATTCTGGTACGCCGTGAAGTGTGGGGAGCCAGTTTTGTATCTCAATGCCGACTCCGACCAGGGAACGATGGCAAACCGGGCTGGGGCCATGCTGCTGCAAATGCCTGTCAACGAAGTCAAGAGGCTGCGTGACACGGAAGCCGAAGTGCTGCTTGAGGATGCGATCTACGACCTGACCCGCCGGGTGCGCATTGAGCCTGACCCTCACCCGACACTCGACGGAATCTATGAAGAAGTGCAGGCGTATGTCGAGGTGTTCGGGATGCCTCCAGCAGCGATTTTTGTAGACAACTTGATGAACATTCAGGCGACGCACGACAACGAATGGACAGGGCTGAGAGATGCCATGAGTGCGCTGCACTCGTTGGCTCGTGAGACTGAGAGTGCAGTCATAGCCCTGCACCACACGAGCGAGCAGTCAAGCAACCCCGATACTCCCGGCCCCATGCGCTCAGTCATGGGTAAGGTCAATCAACTTCCTGAGGTTATTCTCTCGGTTGCACGCGACGGCGATAAGTTTCATGTAGCGGCTGTGAAGAATCGAGACGGCGAGGCCGACCCCAACGCCACCAATCCGACCACCGTGTACTGCGACGCACCAACGATGTCGCTCTTCAACAGCCTGCAAGAACTGGAGTTGTACAGAACTAAGAGGGAATGGCAGTAATGCAGTGGCACGAGGCCGCAACGTGCCGATCCGTTGATCCAGAGTTGTGGTTCCCCGAGTGCCAGGGCCAGCAATGGGAGGCCGTAATGATTTGCTCTCAATGCCCTGTGCAGCGTGAGTGCATGACTGCATCGTTCGATCAGCAAGAAGAGTTCGGCGTGTGGGGTGGCCTGACCTCGTGGAAGAGGGTGGACTTGCTGCACAAGTACAGGAAGAAAACTTACTCTGACCGGCCCGGCTTCATTGATCGCCTGCTTGAGCAGGTAGATACTGATATTGCGGATCGCGTGGCGCGTCAGGAAGAAGTGAACGACCGGCGACTGAAGCGCAACGCACGGAACAACCAGCGAATCCGAGACGAGTTGAAGTCAAGAGGGTTGAACTCAAGGGGTAAGAAGTGAGTACAGCAAACAAACGTAAAGGCTCTCAATGGGAGCGTGACGTCGAGGATCACTTGAATACTCAGGGCTTGAAGGCTCGTCGCCTCCCTCGCGCAGGATCGAAGGACGTTGGTGACGTTTGCATAACAGGGTCTAACTTCGACATCGTGATTGAGGCGAAGAATGTCAAGGATGCCTGGAGTCAGATGAAGGGCTTCCTTCGGGAGGCCGACGTTGAGTCTTGCAACTATGACCTCAAGTATGACCGGAACACGATCCCCGTGGTAATGACTAAGACTCGTCAGGCTGGCACGGGCGAGGGTCGGGTCGTCATGACCATCGACACGTTCATCAACCTGCTGAAGTGGGGTCATGTGGGATGAACGAGGAAGTGATGGAGCAGCAGTTGCTTGCTGTGTTCGAGCACTATGGGCTACCGGAGCCTGGCTATGGCGAGCGTTCGATCAAGTGCCCCGCTCACGATGATCGAGTCCCGAGTGCCTCCGTGAACCGCCAGAAGGGTCTTTGGCACTGCCATGCTTGCGGTGCAGGCGGTGGTGCTATCGCCCTCGTACAAGCGATGGAGCAGGGGTCATATGAGGATGCTCGTAGGATGGTAGAAAGCCTGTCAGGCTCCTCGACAGAGCCGATTTGGAGCATTCCTAGGCGTTCTAAGGGTAAGCGGTGGACTCCACCCAGGCTTCGGGCCACATCATGAGACTTACTGTGGAGTGCCTTGGCTGGACACTGGATATCAACCTCGATCTGACCACCAACGTGGAGGAAGAGAAGGGCGAGGCTGACCGCCTCACCACTAGCGAAAACAGTTCGGTAGGATTCACCCCCGATCCAGCGTTTCGAGATTTGTATCCAGAAGAAGATGAAGAGTAGGAGAAAAAAATGTTAGAGGCACTCGTACTGACGGTGGCCCTTACCGGCAAGGGAGACTTCGACTACAAGAATCCGTGGACACCAACAAAGAATGTGCAAGAGATCCCCGACAGCCTCTACCGTGGCTGGCATTACAATAAAAAATACGAACCGTTTAGAAAATGTATCCTGGCCCGAGAGAGTGGATCCAACTTCAAGAGCGATGGAAGTGGAGGCTCAGGTGCCTATCAATTTATTCAGTCAACGTGGGACGCATACGTCGTGAAAGTTGACCCAGGCTATGTCGGTGTTCGACCCAACAAAGCACCGCCATATCTCCAAGAGGAGATGTTTTGGGTTGTAGCGAATAGTCACGCGAAGAAGCCTGGCTTGGAGGGCCGTCACCACTGGTCGGCCCGACATGCTCACGGTGCTGGATACACACACGTAAAGGACTGTTGACCTATGACTCCCCCCTGTCCTCACTGTGGAGGGCCAACGAATACAGATTGCTACCGATTGCTGCTCAGGTGCGCAAGTTACGCCTTCGACTGCGGGAGGTACTCAATCAGGCCCGATCCACCCGTAAGGGAGATCCCACTTTTTGATTGGCCTTCGAGAGATCGCTTGAAGAATGAAACCTAACGAAAAGTTGATGGACTTGTGGACACGTGCAGCCCACGTGTACCACCTCGAACTCGGCGGCTCACCAGCAGAGGAATACCTTGGTAGCCGAGGCTTACTGGATGCGGCCCCGCAGTTTCTTCTTGGCTACGTCGCCGAGCCGGAACCCGGACACGACCACAGATTCAGTGGCATGTTGTCGATCCCGTACATCACGCCTGCTGGTGTGGTCGGCTTCAAGTTCCGACGACTGACGGAGGGCAGCCCCCGCTACCAATCACCAACTGGACAGAGGCATCACTTATTCAACGCTCAGGCGATCATTGAAGCCTTCGATCACATCCTCATAGTGGAGGGGGAACTCGACGCCATTGCCGCTACTGTTGCTGGCTTCCCTGCCGTGGCTGTGCCTGGCGTGAACGGATGGAAGCCTCACTTTCGTCGCTGCTTTGACGGCATTGAGCGGGTGCTTGTCATGTGTGACAACGACCTGAAGGAGGACGGCAGTAATCCTGGTCAAGAGTTAGCCAAGAAACTAACCGAAATGCTGCCAGATGCGGTGCGCGTGTCGCTGCCCCTGGGGGAGGACGTCAATAGTACGCTTGTGAATCAAGGAGCGCAGTACCTCGCAGACCTTGTGAGGGCAATCGAATAGGAAGGCGCTCCTATGGTGGCTACACCACCGCCCTTCGCCCCACCCTTCGGCCTCTCAGTCGAAGAGTTAGTCCGTTATCATCGACGTGCTACGAACTATGCACGCTTCCGCATTCAAGATGCTGGCGCACGTGAGTACGGCGAGGAAGACCAGCAACTAATCGAGAACTATGACCCCGCTCGGTGCCTGCTGGAGATCCGTCAAGAGATAGCGGACGCCATCAACTATCTTGTCGGGCTTGACCTGCAGATAGGTCGCTGGCAAGACCGAATCCAGGATGTTGGATGAAAAGAATAGTTGTTATTTCCGACCTGCAAATACCCTTCGAGGATAAGAAGGCTGTCGATGCTGTCGCTCAGTTCATCGAGGAGTACGAGCCCGATGACGTGATCTCTGTCGGCGACGAGAGCGACCTCGCACCCATCAGCAGGTACTCACTCAACACTCGCAGCATGTACCAGGGAGACCTGGGTAAGGAGCGAGACCGAGTGGTGGACGTGTTGGGGATGTTGAAGATCAAGCACATCACCCGCAGCAATCACCTCGACCGATGGTTCGCTGCCCTGTCCCGTGTCCCGGCGTTCGAGACCATCCCCGAGATGCAACTCGAAGAGTTCTACAAGTTCAGGGAACTCGGCGTGACCTACCACCAAGACCCCTGGTCACCAGCCCCAGGCTGGCTACTCATGCACGGGGACGAGGGCACGCAGTCGAGTAAGAGTGGACAGACAGCACTTGGCCTGACCATGCGCACGAATAAGTCGGTGGTGTGTGGTCACACCCACAGGCAAGGGATCGCCCACCACACGTTCACCTACCTCGGAGACAAGAAGCCCTCCATCAGGACAGGCTTCGAGGTGGGCACGCTTGCTGACTTCGGGAGCCCTGGCATGAGGTATGCCAAGTTCAAGAACTGGCAGCAAGGCTTTGGCCTGCTGTACGTGGAAGGCAGCAACGTGACTCCAGTGGCCGTGCCCATCATCAACAAGTCATTCATTGTTGAGGGCGTCAAGTACTCGTGGCGGTGAGAGAGTGGCACTAGAACTAGACGACGCATTCTGGATGGAAGTTACTGAGTTTGCTGCCGTGGCAGCGGCTCCCGTCCACCGAAACTTCAACAAGTTTATCGACTTTGATGATCTCAAGCAGTCAGCCTGCGAGTTCGCAGTCAAGAAAAAAAGTAAGGTCATCGAGTACCTGGATCGAGAGGATAAGCAGGAGCGTAGGCAGGGTGAGGCAGCACTAATCAAGATGCTGCGCCGCCACTGTGATCGAGTGGCACGCAAGGAGAAGGCGGCAAGGCTCGGCTACCAGCCCGAAGATGAATACTTCTACCGCCCTGCGATGGTCGAGAACCTCATAAAAGTTTGGGGTTCGGGTGACTTTGATCTTGTTGGTCAGGTGTTTGATCCTGCCGAGATGGGGCAGAAGCGTAAGATCAAGGTAGCCAGCGAGGGCAACGACTTGCTCGCCATGATGGCCGACATCGACGCAGCCATGAAGTCTCTCGACTCACGGACTTACGGAGTCCTGTACCTGAGATTAGTTGACGAGATGAAACTCGTGGAGATTGCGAAAGAGTGGGAGATAAGTCCGCAGCGAGTGGATCAGATTATCCAGCGCGGGATCAGAAAGATCATCGAGTACCTGGGTGGACACACCCCTTACTAAGGTGATGGGGAGCCACGTGTGAGGTGGCTCCCCTTCTCCTTCTATTCCAACTGCTCAAGCCATGAAGGCTGTCTCATGGGCATGACGATCATGCCCGTGCCTGGTGTCTCTTCTCGATGGGCCGAGACCAGACACTCGGACGCCTTCAAGGCTTGCCTTTTCGTTGTCCAAGTTCCGACCGCTAGATCGGGGCCGTTCGCCATGAGACGGGCGACCACGATCCATTGATCCTTACTTGAGCGCACGTCGTCAAGTGTTTCTACCACTTCACGTGCCATGTCCATGGCTTCGTCGGACAGGCTTGGATCAAGGATGTTTGCGACTGCAACCAGTTCACGCTTGGTTGGTCTACTCACACCCCACCGCCCATAACTCGCCATTCTTGCCAACCTTGACGCCCTCTACCCTGCGAAGGGCAACTCGTAGTTGACGTTGTATGCAAGAGTCGCACTCGTAACCCCGCACCGACTGCTCACACTTTGATGCGGGAAAGTCCATCTTGCATGTAGAGCAAGTGACCTTGCGGTTCACTTACTCCCCGTCGAGGGGAACGTGGCCCACACGTGGTACTTGTTGCCGTCCCGACGGACTGCCGCACGCAAGCCAGCAAGGCTCTTGATCGCTCCCCGATTGATCTGGTTTGCGTACACGTAGGGCGCACCATCGCTCTGCTTACCGACCTCGTAGGACTGAATGATCGTCCACTTGTCGGGGTTGGCTTGGCACTGCTCTAACTTGCGCCGGTTTGCCGTGGCTGCCGCTGTCCTGGCTTGTGTTGCAGGCAATGTGTCAACGAATTTCATTTCTTTCTCCAATGGTTGTGAATGGATGGGGGCGGAGGCCGAGTCCACATTCGGCCCCCACCTATTCAGTTGTCACGCAACGAGAATGGCCTCGTCGCGCGGGTCTACACGTGCTATCTGTCATGGTAGCACGAGAGGGTATCACGGACTAATAAGTCCCCGCAGGAGGGGCATTTGCGTGACGCTTTCCAGGCACGCACGTACCCCTCCTCTTCCCCTATTTCTTTACCCATGTGGTGCGCAAGGAGCACCGCACCCACGACCACCATCAGGGTAAAGATCACGAACACGCTCATACCATTTCCTGAGCCGGTGGTGTACCTGCGTGCTCGGGAGCGAGTTCTGACCAGCCCTTGACGTACCGCAACCAGTCGCCACCCTGGATACGGTAAGCCCCAATCTCAGAGTCGGGGTACACAAAGGCCAGGGCCTCGAAGGTCTCCAGGGTGATCGTCGTATCTGTCCCGCCGAAAGGCAGTTTATCGGTGGTGTTGATGTAGATTTGCCTGGTCTCGTAGCCAGCACTCTCCTCCAGGTGGCGTATTCGTGCGAGCACCTGGGGGTCAGTGATGTAGGTCACCTCGCCGTACACGTAACTGTTGTACGGCAGGTCTGATTCCACCATGTAGGGGAAGGGTGCGTTGGTGTGTGTGACCCGCAACTCGTAGTGGGCGGTGTCGCTGTGAGTGTACGCCAGCGCCATCGTGTGACCACTCAGGTACCACTCGTGCAGCGGCTGCCCTTCACGCAGCGACCCGTACACAAACAGAGGTACGGGGTTGTCCTTACTTGGTGTGATGTTCACTTCTTCTCCTCCTTGTGACATTTGCAGGAACAATCCATCGGTATCCCAAGGACAATCCCTGGGCCTGGGCAGCGACCACATTCTGTGGCTTGCCCGTGGTGTTTCTTGCAGTACGAACTAATCACGCAGGCAAACTCCCTGTCTCCCTGGCGAACTGCTCACTCGGTGGCATGGTGGAGTACGGGTCGCACTCGATCCAGTAACCGAGTAAGTCCTCGCTGTTCCTCCCCGTCTTGGGGATCTCGTATGCCAGGAGTTTGTACGGCTTGGGTGTGGCGAACTGCTTCACGCCCTCGGCCACCGTCAGTTTGCCGTCGATGACCTCGTTCCGCCACGTCGTACCGTCCTCGCCCACCCATTCGATGAACGATCCTTCCTCCACGTAGGGTGCAACGATTGCGAGGAACAAGTCCTCTTGCCCTGTCTTGTTGTCGTAGGAGTTGAGTTGCACCATCTTGCCGTCCGCCGACACGTCGAACCCGAGTTGCAGGAACACGTCATACACGAGGTTGACTTTCTCGTCGTAGTTAGGGGTCATCCATGAGAACCACTTCTCCTCACGCTCTCCCCCGAAACTACCGCCACGCTTCCAATCGTGGTACTTCCAGTTCGCGTCCTTGAGGACTTTCAGTACCTCCTCATTCTCAGGTATTGCGAACTCTGCTCTTGTTATGGATACAAAGTAACCCATTGCTCTTCCTTCCTAGTTGCTGATTGCAGTACGACCAGAGCGTACTGCGCTGCTGTTACCGAGTGAGGCATTCCTTCCTGCCTCTTGGCCTGCGCCATAGGCTGCGCCACTGATAGAACTCCCACCTCCCCACGAGCCACGGCCCTTCGGCACGCTGGCGTAGAACTTGTCCACCTCGCTGCGCCTGTCCGCTAGGACGAGAGCACCTGTGGTGGTCGTGCCATTGACGTCCACCTCCTGCTCCTCCATGCTGCGTGCCGCTTTGCGGCAGCGTTCACCGATGGTGGAGGCGAAGCCTGAGTAGAACGAGCGTCGTGCTGTCCTCGCAGTCATCTTCCTCCACTCACCCTGATTGTCGAAGAAGCCTGCGCGGTCGCGCCAATCGTCTGTCTTGATGTAACGCTCGGACGCTGCCACCATTTGCAGGGACAGGCTGTTGTACATCTGTGTCGTGATGTCGATGTCACCCTGGAAGCCATGCGCCACGACGTACCGTGACTCACGGTCAATCAGGAAGCGCAGGTTGTTGGCCCTACCGATAGCCAGGTAGAGGTTCACAAAGAATGACCTCGTTTGTGATCGGTCATACCTGTCGAACAGTTTGACTGTCTCAGCCACGGGGGTATCCTTGCGTGCCTCCCCGCCTGCCGCTAGGCGTGCGGCTTCCATGTCTATCGCGTACTTAGTTGCCAACTCCTGTGCCTTAGCGATGTAGGTGTCTCGCTCTATGTCGTTGGTCGTTCCTTCGGCCTTGCTCAGTAGTGCGCCGATACGTGTGGTGATGTCACTCATTTGTTTTCATACCTCTCTCTCAGGTAATCACTCACAGCCTTACGGTGTGCTTCCCTCTCCTCCGGTGTGCGAGGATCGTCGGGGTAACGATCCTCCAGAGGGTTGGTCAGGTACTCCTCGTACTCTGCCGTGTTACGCAACAGTGCTCCTCCTATCTTCCTTGATATCGAATGTATCATACTTGTAAGCAAAGATGTGCTTGCCGATAACCCAGGCGTGATGGGCCTGATAGATCGGCGACTCGTCGTGCTTGAGCACAAACGACTCGTACTGATACGGGTTGTAAGTGACCTCCTCGTAGCCGTCGTGCTTGCGGAAGACATCTACGCTGACCGCACTGTCAACGCCGTCGTAAGGGTGCGCCCTCACACAGTGGTCACCCCAGGTCACTAGTTCTCCACGCACAAAAGCGTGGACGTTCTTCCTCTGTTCTTCCAGTACCCTCTGCCGACCGGCAGGTTGCACGGCGAACTGTGC